ATATGGGCCAAACTTATGATCAGTTACCTGACCCTGCAGTCAAGGAACAAGCATTAAAAAAATATTTTTTACGCCCTTACATTAATAAAGCTATAGAAGTTAATACTGCAGCATTTCAAAACATGGTGAGCACAAACTCTGGGATGAAAAGGGCTGCAGGTTTTTACAGAAACTTGTATGTATTAGAAAATTCAGCACTTGAAAAGTCTAATGGTAAAACATTTGATGATGTAATTAAATTATATTCAAACAGTCCTGGCTACGAGTTTGAAAAGAAGTACGATAACGCTAAAGATTTTATTGCTGAATCTTCAGGAATTGAAGAGGAAATTGTACGAAGAAAAATGTTAATAGATCTTGCTGATAAAGCGTATGGTGATAAATCTGGAGAAAGTATAATGGTTGACGAGGGATACTTCCCAAGGCTGTACGTAACAGACTAGAAAAAACCCCCAGGGATTAACTGGGGGTTTAGTTTAAGACGATTTATCTTTAGTCTTTTTATGATCAAGCATCAGACAGGAATAACAGAATGCTTGATTAACGATCTCGTCTGATCGTATATACTTCCCAGATGCTGCCAGTAAACCTGACAGTGCTGCACCTGCAAAGTAATCCCTAGTCGTTACATCACGACTGGGAATCTCTTTTTGAGTAAACTCTTGGGCTTCCTGCTCAAGGGTTTTCTTTTTTGTAGGCTTACTCATTCTCTTCCTCTGCTTGTTCTATCAAGAACTCTATCATGTGCTTTGCCTTATAGAGATCCTGAATACCATTCTTATTCCTCCAACGAGAAATATATTTGACAACAGAACCCTCGCAGAAGTCTAGCTCGTTAGCCAGGATGTAATCAATAGGTTCTATGGCAAGGCTCTGGTAGTGTGTGCCACCCACTTGTTTACTTTTAGCACTCATACTTTCACCACATGCTTTGCGTGTTCTTGAACGTAGTCTAGAGGAAGGATAGTCATTAGATCATCTCTTCCCTTTCGTGTGTATAAACCAAAGTCATCCTTGTAAAACTCAGTACACCTCTCTCTTAAATCGTCAATAATATCTTCAGGTCTTATTAAATAAAAAGAGTCAGATGATCTTACTGCTATCATCCTTTCGATACCATTAGGAACACCCCAACCCTTTTGAGGTTGCATGTTTGGTGGTCTTCTAACTGTTTTTAATTCCCACCATATTGTAAAATCTATTGGGCCTCTTCTGTTCTTTCTCTTTGCAGCCTTGACATCAACTCTGCCAAACTCTTTATCCAGAACGTCCCAGTGTTCATTACGATCCTCAGTTAGTGTAGCCTTTCTTATAAAATTATCTCCACGCAGAGCTATAAATTGATCTTCTGCTGCTCTACCTTCTTCAAAATTACCTGCGTTCTTAAATCTTTTGTTCACTTGCCTTGTCCTCTGTATGGTTTTGTAGCCCTACGCTTATGCTTATTTAAAGAACCAAACTTAATAGAAGATAATCTTTTTGACTGAGAAGTTTTCTTCTTAGTGGGTTGATGAGAGTTAGCTGCTGCACCTACAATTTGTACTTTAGCCATGATGTTTTCTCCACTGTAGCTCTGCGAGTAGCATAGTTTGCTCGTAGTCAGACATTACCATCCAGTTGCGTATTTCGTCAACAGTTCTTTTACATCCTTTGCAAAAACCATCATCGTCTATCTCACACACAGTCAGACAGGGTGATGGAGTGCTCCCATATCTAGGAGCAATCCTTCTTCTTACATGAGGTATACTCATTCACACTTACGAAGCCCTGTGTTAGGATCAAAGTAACAGGCTCCTCCCTCGTCTACAAAGTCCTGAGTCTCCTCAATGTCATCCTCCTGGGCTACCTCTTCAGAAGTAGAAGCGTTAAGAATACCATATCGTTTACCTGCTGCTCTGAATGTTGTGCAGCCAGAGGCTCCACCATCGTAAGCATCCATGTAAACTTTCTTGAACTCTTCCCAGGTTACGTCCTCACCTGTGTTGCAAGTCTTTGAACAGGCTGAGTCCACAAAACGAGATGCTACATTAAGAACTTTTACGTGATCAAACACAGATAATTCATCTGCTGTTTTACCCTTAACTCCAAACCATTTGAAGCCATAGTCCTCTACTCGTTCAACCTTGGGTCCATCGAATGTCTGGATAGTTCTGTCGTAGTAATGGGAAAAGACTGGTTCAATACCTGAAGAGATGTTGTCTGCTGAGAGACTGATAGTTCCTGTTGGTGCGACAGATAACAAGTGACTGTTACGAATACCATAATCATTTATTAAATTTCTTATGTTATCTGGTAGTGTCTTTGCAAAATCAGAGTCAAGGTATTCTCTTTTAAAAAGAGGAAATGCACCTTTCTCCATAGCAAGCTCAACAGAAGTTGTGTAAGCTACATCTCTTATAACTCCCATGATTTCTTCTAGGGTTTGCAAGAATCTTTCACTACCATATGAGAAACCTAATGCTTCTATAGCATTCGCTACCCCTGTTACCCCTAGGCCCATACGCCTTTTACTCTTAGCTTCTATCTCTTGTTCTTTTAGAGGATAGGTTGCCCTGTCTACGACATTATCCATAGCTCTAACGACATGAGGTATGTCATTACGAAGTTGGTTCATGTTGAACACGTACTTGTCATCGTGTTTTAGTACGTACTTAGTCAGGTTAAACGAACCAAGAAGACATGCACCATTAGGAGGAAGTGGTTGTTCACCACAGGGATTAGTGGCTGCAATTGTTTCACAGTAGTGTAGGTTATTCTTCTGATTGATACGATCAATAAATAGGATACCAGGTTCAGCCCAGTCCCAGGTGCTACGTAAGATCTGATCCCATAGTGCAGTAGCACTTACTGTCTTGTAGACTACACCCTCAAACTGCAAGTCAAAGTCTGTATCCTCTTTGACTGCTTTCATAAATGCGTCAGTGACACCTACAGATATGTTGAACTGTGTTAGGTTATCACTGTTGTTCTTTGCTGTAATAAATTCTTCAATGTCTGGATGATCTACACGTAACACACCCATCTGTGCTCCACGTCTGTGTCCTGCAGAAGAAATGGTATCACACACAGCATTAAAGATTCCCATGAATGACAGAGGACCAGAGGACTTAGAGTCCAAAGATTTAATCAGTGCTCCTCGTGGACGTAGCGTTGAGAAGTCATAGCCAATACCACCACCTAATCTCATTGTTTCTGCTGCACGTCTTGCAGCATCCATGATGCCATCCATACTATCGTTAATAGTTGTAGATACAAAGCAGTTGTAGGGTGTCACACGTCTTGGTGCTCCCATAGCTGACTGAACTCTCCCTGCAGGAAGGAAGCGTTGATTGTACAAAATGTTTCTAAAGTTATTGAAGTGTGCCTCGTTATCCTTCAATGCTTCAGCAACTCTAGTCATTGCATCCTTAAATGATTCTCCCTGGCCTCTATACTTCATGGCATGTATCTCTTCTGAGATAGGTAGTGTTGGTCCATAGTCCTGTTCTATGTTTGGTATATTCATCTGTAGTCTCCTGATCCTTTTAATTTCCCACGTTTTTCTCTACTGTCGAGCTTCTTCATATTCTCTTTTACAACATCATTTAATTTTATATCTAAAAGATTTAGTATAGCTATAAAGTAAAAGAACATATCCCCTGCTTCAAGTGTGACACCTTGTTTATCTAAGGGTGTGTCATCCCTCTTATGTTTCTTGAGCTTCTCAAAGAACTCACCTGTTTCTCCTATCAGACCCATAGTATTTTCTAAGAACCTTTTATCACCAGAGGTAATCATTTTGTTTTCTACCCACTCAGAGTAATCATCTAAGTCTACTGGTTTATTTTCTTGAAAGGCTTCAAAGTATCCCATGTCTTCTAGGTCTTTTTGCGTTAACATTATTTCTCCTTTGCATCTATCTCTATAATTTTAACATCGTCTAAATCATATATGGTGTCTCGAATTATTTCTTCAAGACTTGTCTTCAAACTATCTGAAGCAATAAAGTTTGCTTCAGGTTCTACATCCAATAACATTGTTATTTCAAACAACACAGGAACCTCCAAGTTATATAGACTGAAACACATACGTCAATCTATTCTTTTGACCAATCGTCAGGAATAGATTTCTCAGCGTACTGAAAGCCATACTTTTTACACCAGTCTGCATAGGAAGACTTAGCACCCTTGTATAACTTTGCTCTACTGTTTTGAAAAACAAAACGAATATCTA